CTAAATCAAGTCGCAGAGTATCAGGGAAAACCTGGCACACAACAGTTTGGAGATTTATGTGTTGAATATGGAACAAAGTATAATGATGCTTTAATAGTTATGGAGAATGCTACAGTTGGTTGGGCTGCATTACAAAGAATAATAGATAGAAGTTATAAGAATATATTTTACAATGAAAATAAAAGTGATGTTATTGATGATAAGGTTATGACTAAATATGTTGGCAATATGATAAAGATGGAAAAGAAATCAGTTCCTGGATTTACAACATCTATAAAATCAAGACCATTAATTATTTCAAAAATGGAACAATATTTCAATGAGAGAAGTGTAATAGTTAGGTCGACGAGATTAATAAACGAATTATTTACTTTCATCTGGAATGCAGGAAAAGCAGAAGCAGCAACTTCAAATTATAATGATGACTTAGTAATGGCATATGCTATTGGTTTATGGGTTAGAGACACGGCACTTAGGTTGAGAGAACAATCAAAAGAATTGACTCGAGCAACCTTAGACGGATTTAGAGTAGAAAAAACTGCAGTCAAATCAACCCCATTCTTTATTGGTGGTGCATTACAAAAAGACCCTTATAAAATAAATGTAGGTAAATCAGACCAATGGGACACAAGAGAACTATTATGAAAATAAATGAATTATCAAAAATAGATAAGGCAGTTGATTTAGCACAAGATGTTCATTCAGGTCAATATAGAAAGGTAAGCAAAAAACCTTATATCATTCATCCATTTAGAGTATATCAGAGAGCAAGAGCAATGGGTTTATCTAATGATGTTCAAATCATAGCAGTTCTACACGACACATACGAAGATGCTAAAAATAAAGCCTATGTATCTGATAAAATTAAATCTACTTATGGTGAGACTATATGGAAATATGTTTTAATATTATCTCACGATAAAGGTATGGACTACAATACTTATTTATTAGCATTAGCAAAGAAGAGTAATGTTGCACTACAGGTGAAATTACTTGATATGATTGAGAACCTGTTAGATAATGCGAGCCCGAAGCAAAAAGAAAAGTATTTATCCGGTTTGCTATATTTATTAAATAATAACGTTAAAATCGATAATAAAATTGTGTCTCAAATAAAGAGAATAACACAATAACAATTTAAAAAGAGGTCCTAATGGCAACATTGACAGAAAATGTATTCAAAACACTTAAACGCTTATTCTCAAATGATATTATAGTTAGAAGAGTTGGGGATAAAAAGTTTAAAGTTATAGATACATACAACACTCAAGCTGTTGGTATGTTAGCAACAAATTACTTGGGTCGAAATTATAGTGTATTAAGATATAATACAACTAATTACGGATATAATCAATCTCTTTCAATCTTATCTCAAAGATTAATGCTATTCAGAGAATATGAATTGATGGACCAAGACCCGATTATAGCATCCGCATTGGATTTATATGCAGAAGAAGCAACAGTAAAAAATGAATTTGGAGATATTTTAACTGTAAAATCTGGTGACAATGAAATAAAAGATGTTTTAGATAACTTATTTTATGATATTTTAAATATAGATTTTAACTTACTTCATTGGACAAGAAACCTTGTAAAATATGGTGATATGTTTATGAAGTTAGATTTAGCCGAAAAAATCGGTATTGTAGGTGTAATTCCTATCTCTCCTTATGTTGTTGAAAGACACGAAGGTCTAAACCCACATAACCCATCAGAAGTAAAATACAAAATAGATGGTCCAATTCTTCAAGGTATGTATGAGAACTATGAAATAGCACATTTTAGAATGCTAAGTGATTCTAATTTCTTACCTTATACTGATGGAAGATGCAATGTTGATACACAGAATAATGAGAGCACCTCAAAAAAGAATATTCAATATTGATGTTGGTAATATTGCACCTAATGAAGTTCCTGGATATATGGAAAAAATTTCTAATCAAACTAAAAAAGTTCCGTATATGGATGAGAACACCGGTGACTATAATCTAAAATATAATATGCAAAATATTACAGAAGATTTCTTTATACCTAATCGTGGTGGTGAAAGTTCAACTAAGATTGATACATTAGCAGGTCTTGAATACAATGCTATAGAAGATGTTGAATATTTAAGAAATAAAATGATGGCTGCACTAAGAATACCAAAAGCGTTCTTGGGTTATGAAGAAGCAATTGGAGCTAAAGCTACACTTAGTCAAGAAGATATTAGATTTGCAAGAACAGTTGAAAGAGTTCAAAAGATTATTGCTGCTGAATTAGAAAACTTAGCAAGAATACATTTATTTATGCAAGGATATAAAGATGAAGATTTAATGAACTTTGAATTACATCTATCTTCTCCTTCAACAATTTATGAACAAGAAAAATTACAAATTATGCAAAGTAGATTAGATGTAGCTCAAAAAGCTAAAGACCAAAATCTATTAGGTTCAGACTTTATCTATGAGGAAATATTTAGATTTTCTGATGATGAGAAAGAGAAAGCTCAACTACGAGTTATTGAAGATTCTAAATTTGATTATAGAATTACTCAAATCAAAGAACAAGGTAATGACCCAGCTAAAACCGGTCAGCACGCAGATGAGAGTGGAACGGTTAGAGGTGTTGACGAACCAGATAGAACTGATGTTGCGGGAGATGATGTTTCTAATGGTCAAGGTGATCAAAATCAAGAAAATGATATGGGAAGACCAGAAGAAAATACTGGAACATACGGAACTGATGAACACGCACTTGGACGTGACCCTGTTGGAAGAACTACTATGAAAAAATCTGTAGGTTTATCAAAATCAGATAAAAGCGGTTCACCAAACTTCAAAGGAAAAAGTCCTTTTGCATTAGAAACTAAAAACAAATTGTATAATTTAACAAAGAAGTTTATTATTAAAGACAAAAAAGCATCAAATATTCTTAAAGAAAATAAATCAGATGACTTATTAAACGGCAGTATTAAAAAATTATTAGATAGTGACGACGAATAGTTAAAATCTTAGTATTTTTTATATTTATATAATATTATATATGATAGGAAACTTTATATGGCAAAAATCAAGCACAATAAGATAAAAAACACCGGAATATTATTTGAAGCATTAGCTCGTCAAATAACAGCAGATGTTTTGGAAGATAAAAAGTCATCAGTTTCTTCACAGATTATTAAAGAACATTTTAATAAAAATACAGAACTTAGAAAAGAAGTGCAACTGTATCATTCTTTAATTAAAGAAAAATTTATCAGTGAAGTTAAAGCATCCAGTTTTGTGGATATGGTGGTTGATGCTAGAAAAAAATTGAATAATTCTAAACTTAGAAGAGAAAAATTTCAGATAATTAAAAAGTTAAAAGAAAACTTTTCTATTGAAAATCTATTTTCTTCAAGAATAGAAGCATATCCTGTGTATGCATCAATATATAAATTATTTGAATATTCATTACAAGTAAATGAGGCAACTAACCCTACTGATTTAGTAAATGCCAAATTTACCGTAGTAGACCACTTGATAAGAAAAACAACAACAACTAAAGCTAAAAATCCAGTTGTTGAAACATTAGCTAAAGAACCTATGCAAGTTAGAGTATTAACACAACAAATTATTGTTGATAATTTCAATAGAGCATTTAGTAATAAACTTTCAGAAGAACAAAAATTATTAGTTAGAGATTATATTAATAATGTATCTAATACTAATCCTTTAAATGAAGCTATATTAAAAAGATTACCTATCATAAGTAAAAAATTAGCTCATTTAGTTGCTAATATACCAGATGATGCAATCAAGATAAAAGTTGCAGAGGTTAAGACAAATATTAATAAATTAAAGAATTTTAAAACTATAAAAGATAGTCACGTATTAGCATTGTTAAGAACGTATTCACTAATTGATGAAATAACGAATCATATGAAACAACAGGGTTGTAGTAAAAAGACTTTAGTGGAGAAGAAAAAATGAGCAAACTAAATAAACTAGTTGCAGAAATTATAGCCGAATTATTAAAAGAAGAACCAGAATTATTAGTTAAAAGAAAATTATCTTATAATGAACCTGGTATGGGAAGACCGGAAAATCACGTTTCAAATGAAGCATATAGCTGTGATGAAGATGAAGTTATTACCGAATCAAGTTCATATGTATGTGTCACTTGTGGTGAAAGAGCTGAACACGAAGAGATTGAAGATAATCCAAGAATGCGATGTTCAAACTGTGGTGGCAATCAATGGAGAATAGCAGAAGTTGGTATTGAAGAATCATCAACAACCGGTGGTGTAGATGGATATATGACACCTAACGCATTTGCTGCTCCTGGACAAGATCCTAAAAAGAAAAAAGCAGTTAGAGCAATGGATTGGCCAGTAGTTGAATCTGTAGATTTTAAAGATCCAGAATTGTCTCCTAAAAAGAAAATTGCATTTGCAGTTAGAGGTATGAGAGAACAATTAAAAGAAATTGAAAGTGTTTTAGATAAATCGGTTAATTTTAAAGAAGAAGCAGGATTAAAAACATCTGACTTCTATAAAAGAACTCACAGCCACTTAAGAAAAATTGGTGAGCAAGTGACACGTATTATGAATAAAATGCAGGCAATAAAATAATGAAAAAATCACAACTTAAACAGATAATAAAAGAAGAAATTAAAAATGTCTTAACCGAAGGTTTTAAACAAAAAGATGTAAAAACTTCTTTAATAAATTATATTGATGCATATCAAGAAGATTTGGGTGAGTATTTAGATTTTGATGACCCATACACAGATGAGTTTGACTCATTCATAGGTGAGTTAAATACTCTGTTGGGTAAATTAAAATCAACTGTAAAATCATACAATTTTAAATCCATTAAGTAGGAAAGTATTATGAAAAAATCAGAACTTAAAAAAATAATTA